TAAATCTGATGGATCTTGGGGATCTTCTGCTGATTTACCTTTTACAATCTGGAATTCACCATTAGGTAGTAAGAATACTTTATCGATTCTAGACAGATACCAATCAAAATCGCAACGGAAGTCACTATTGATCTTTGGAATATCAAATAATGTTGCTGCAGGAGTACTAGAAGTTGGGAATACTCTTGATTTAAAATCAAATGTTGAACAGTTTACAAATGCAGGAGATGCAACTGTTCCTGTTCCACTGAACAAGTTCTTAACACCTGGACGGAAATCAAGATAATCAGGTAAAAACTTCTCATTAAATACAGGAATATCTTCATATGCAGTATCAAGATATGATTGACCACCAAAGTAATCACCAGTAGCAGAGTGTGAATAGTAATCAAGAACAATCTTTAACTTTCTAATTGGAGTCGATACACCTTTCTTACGAACTAATCTAGAAATACCATATAAGAAATCAGTTGAACCCACTGCAAGATCATATCTATCCGTAATTACTTTAGAACCAGCAATAACAGATCCAACACTATCATTAATAATACCTGCGATAGGACTATTTGCACTATCAACTCCAGTTACAGATTCGCCAGAGATGAATGATCCACTCAAGTAAACAATAGTTAATTTAAGTGTGCTTGAGTTAAAGTCAACAACTCTTGCTCTTGCCTTAGATGTTGCACCAGTAACTACAGTTCCAGTAGCAAAGAATGTAGGTTCAACTAATGTGATAGATGGAATTACAGGATCACTATCATCAAGTGATTCGTAAACAGCATGAACTTTATATGCATCAGTTAATCCAAGAGAAATATCTTGGTCTTGAACTCTAGTTCCATAGAGAGTAGAGTATGCTAAATTATAATTTTGTTTATCTAAATTTAAAGTAGTTTTATTAACTTTCAAGACAAACATCTTCTGAGAAGATTTAGTCTTTCTTTGTGTAACATTCTTAGAAATAGATGCAGTAACTTTAACAGATGTGATATTTGATAAGTTATCCATCTGAATAGTTGTTCTATCCGAAGATGTGAAGGTTGTATACCCTAAGTTTCCAGATCCACTTGTTACAATAGGAATCTGATCTCCTACAGGATAAGTACCGTTACTACCTGCAAGAACTGTGAATGTGTAGTTTTGATTTGATAATGCTTCAAACTGTTCATTCTCAGGAAGAGTGATAGAGATAGAACCAGAAGACACTGTTTGTGCATCAAAAGTTCTTCTGACAACCATAGATTCATCAGAAATACTCTTAACGTATGGTTTTGGTAACTCTTCTAAGAGAGTTGCATTCTCTGTTCCTTTAAGACTTGCTCTATATCTAACTAAAACAGAATAATCGCCAGCAGATGGAGCAGCAGAACCAGCACCAGGTGTTACATTTACAGTCTGGTTTGCATAGTTAAAAATAGTTGCAGGATTAGAAGAAGTTAAGTTTGTAGGATCAACAAAATCAACATCGACAAATTTTGTAGCACTAAAGAAAATTCTATCTCCAGATCTTAAATCAGATGAGAAGTTTGAATTTTGTCCTGTAATACTTTCAGAACCGCCACTAGCATCGTATGTAAATGTAGAACCTTGAATCTCTTGGAGATCTTCAAGAACTATATCAGCAGTAAATTCGATAGCGTTTGTGCTTTCATCTCTTGATAATACCTGACGTGTATCAGAGTATTGATAATTATAAACGTTTGTAATTGTATCTTTATTGAGACCATCAACAGTGATCATCTCTCCAGATTGGAAATCACCTTCGACAGAATAAAGAGTTACATGATCTCCAGTAGATGCATTGACCACATATCCTCTAGCACCAGATGTTGATCCAACAACAATAGAACCAAGACCAATAGTTTGAGCACTTGCAAGATCAAGGATGGTAAACATCTGAATATCAAAGAGATTCAGTTTATATCTGTCATCACTATCACCAAAAGTTGTATTAGGATCAGCAGCGTGTTCTAGAGAAGCAACACGAGCGTATCCAATAACATTACCAACAGCATCACCTGGTGTTGCTGTAAATCTATCATGAAGTTCTAAGGTTTGATATGCTTGAGCGATTGTAGAACCAGATGTGTTTACAAAACCAAATACATTTTCAACAAGTGAGAAATTACCTAACTCAAATGGAATAATTGTATTTTGTGCAGCATCAATATCTCTTGGTTTAGCAAGATCAACATATTTTGGTGAAAGAGTTTTAATTCTATATCCTCTTACATATCCAGTACCAGGACCAAACTCAACTGCATAATTTGCTTCAGTTGCAGTATTTCCTTGTGCACTGGTATCTCCTAATTCATATACACCATTGTTAAAACCATCATTGAGGTTTTCTCTCATAGTAATTTGGAAATCGTCTACAACGTAGTTTCCTGATTCCTCAAATGTTCTAAGAGCTAAGGATTTTTCTAGTTCATCATATGCACTACGATCAACCAGTTTTTCAATCTTATTACCATTAATACGAAGTAATTCAATAAAATCTTTATCCGCTTCGTCAGTAAGAAGTTTCTTAATTAAGTTTGTAGTTATTCTAAATCTATGAGAACCAGGAGCAGCATAATTAGATGTTCCTGCAGCGTTATCATTGAGTGATAAGTCATCTTCGGGCGTGACGATTGACTCAAGGATTTCAAGTCCAATTCTGTATTTTGGTGTGGTTCCATACTGATCAAGAAGAATATATTGATATGGTACGTCTACGAAGAAACCTCTAATGAAGTAAACACCTTCTTGAACGTATGCAGCAGATCCAGTTTGAATTGCTGCGGTGGGAAGTAATTGTGCAAATGGAGAACCAACTTCAATAAGAGTAGTTCCGAAAGTAATTTCTGTATCTGTAATTAACTGCTCGTTATTAGTAAATGTCTGTTGAGTTTGTGCGTCTCCACCAGACTCAATATACTTAACATATAAAGTAATATAACCTTTCTCAGAGGCAGTTTCTGAAACACTAAACAGAACTTTTGCCTTAACACCAGAAGTAAGACCAGTGATAATTTTATTTTCTAACTGAGATCTATACAATTCAACATCAGCACCCAAGAATGATTCTTGAAGCATGATAGCATCAACTGCCAAGTCATATCCTACTTGACCTGGAATGACCATCGCACCATCTTTAAACAGATGAGAACCTACGTTCTCGATCTGATTTTGCATGATACTCTGAGTTTGCGTCAGTTCTCTTGCTTGAATTGGAAAACCAGGACGAAACAGCACTCGATAAAAGTTTTTTGCTTTATCGAAATCGTCGTAGTATGGTGTGACGTTTAGATTAGTGTTTTGTGCCATTAGAACTCGATTACGATTTTAATATCTTCTACCTGGTCGTTTGCACGACTAATGGATCTTCTATTATCTATATACACAACGTCACCGCTATTTGACTTGATTTCGGGTTTCGCATAACCATTATTAAATTTCATACCCAAGTCATACTCGGTATTGTTGATCGTTCTAGAAGAAGCATTAGGAACGGCTGGAAAGTTAACATCGGGTTGACCAGCAGCACCAGATGTTGCACCATTAATTACATTGGATCCATCAAACTCATTTTGTGTACCAGTTACTTCTGGGAAAATACCATCAACAGCGTTCTGATAATACTTCAGAACTTTGGTGATTGCGTTCCACGAGATAACTCTTGCACGAGCAGTAACGTTCGTACCACCAACAACTCTAGTTTGAGTGATAATTTCGTCGGGGACATAATTTCCTTGGAATGTAGGAGAGAAGATAACTGCTTTTGTAGCAGATACCGTCAAATCAGAAATTAGTTCTTCAGTTCCAAACTTCAAAGGGTTAGTGATAAGACCAATACGACGATAATCGTTATCAATCGGGAAATCACCAGCACCTTCATCATATGAAAGTTTGGCATTAATCATAACTCGGAATGCACCAAGTTCTACAACAGAGTCAGAACCATGACCATTTGGAGGAGGAATGATAACGTCAACTTGACCACCAGTTCCTGTTCCAATACCAGTGATACTATCAACACTAATCTTACCGAATGTGTATCCAGTTCCACCAGATGTCACCGTTGTGGAAATAATTTTACCACCATCAACAACAACTGAAACTCTACCACCAGTTCCGTCACCATTAATGGAAACGTTGTCGTATGTTCCGTTGTTGTAACCAGCACCAGCAGAATTAATAACTACTGTATCAATTTCACCAGCGACTGCATTAGTTTTTACCGCGTCGTTTGTGAAGACGGGCATGTAATCGTTGGAGAAAAACTTGAGGACTGAAGCAACAGGGATGGTGTACATGTATTTCCAACGGTAACTGTCACCAGTTGTAATAATGCTAGTGGAAGTACCAGTAGGCTCAACTGTAGAAGGTTTACCATTAGGATCAGAAGGCGATGTTCCGTTATAGATGCACTTGTAGACTTGATACTGAGAGTTTACAACGTAAAAGTCAGAGTCATACAGTTTAGTCGCACCAGAAGCAGCAGTTTTACTAGGAGAGTAATCATGACGATACATGTCATAAGTGAAACCAAGTCCACCAGTAGTTTGTTCTGGAGAAACCCAGTCAATTCTACGACAAACTTGCACGGTATCAGATGCCAGAACTCTCTTGAGAGAGATCATGTCATCATAAGAACCCGAAAATTCGGAAAATGAATCCACTGCCTGTGGCGGTGAGTTTTCATTATCCCATGACTGAGGTCTACCGATGAATAGGTAAATCCTATCTCGGTTTGCTCCTGCTGCAGCGTCACTTTGCGTTGCATCAGGACCCTCCAAAGATTTAATGAATTTTTTCGCTGAAAAAATCCTAAATTGATCTGTTAATAGAGCTGCCATTTCCTAGTAGTGACTCCTGTCCTCCTGTTTATTTATGAAGGTTACGAACGAACAATAGTTTGATAATCAATTCTCTTGATTCTATACGTTGCTCCACCGTTACCTACGAGGTTCTCACCACCGAGAACCGCTTGTACAACTGCACCAGAACCAGTGGAATCTCCACCAGCATTTGTAAATACAGTTGTTGGATGATATGCATATGTGCCATCAACGCTTTGTTTAATCCCATATCCACCATTTGTGATATTTAAAGAAGCAACCTGGTCACCCGCAGTGGTCATGGTAACCGTAGCAGTTGCTTGTATATCACCAATATTTTCAATGGCAACTGTTGGTGTTCCTGTATAGTTAGTTCCTGGATTTTGAACTATAAAATCAACAACAGTTCCATCTTGAGAGAACTCATATAGTAATCCCCCAATACCAACGTTAATATTACCTGTATTAAATGGAACTATGTCTTTAACTTGTAAAAGACTTAACGCAGGATCCCAAGAAACTACGGTTGCTCGCACTTGAGATACAGCACCTATGACAACTTCATTGACACTGAAGTTTGCACCATTACCTACATTAGGATCTAAGTAGATATTTAGGATAGCAGGATGGTCTACACCATCAGTAAGTGTACCTGCAGTGTCAACAGTTGCAAACTTAAATGGTAAACTAGCGTCTTTTACTCTATCACCAACAGCGAATAGAGTTGTGTTAGTTCCACCTTGAGTTTCTTCAATACCATAAAGTGAATTATATAAACCACCATCAAGACTAATCTGACCAGCATAATCTGTTCCAGTATTTACCAAGTCAGCAATACCATCACCTGCACCATCATTTTCAGCAATATCTTGGAATGATCTATCAGTAAACAGTTGAATAGGAACTGTTAACAATGTGATGTTGCTACCATTTGTATTCAAAATAACATGAGGATCAAATCCTGATGGTGCACTTGCTGCAGTTCCTCCATCGAACTGAACAATAGCGTCTTCAGTAGAAGGTATACCACCATCAATAAACGCTAACTCGTCAACTTCAAATACGACTAATAATTCTCTAGTTGCAGGATTCCAATCATAAACTTTTGCAATTTTATTGCTTGCACTTTCAACAGCACGGATTACAATATCCCCAACACTAAATTTATATGTTGATATACCATTAGAATCATTTTGACCTGCGTCTAAAATAACACGTTGATCATAGTTAAAGTTTACACCACGAGTTAAACCAGAAAACTTACCAGCAGACTTAGAAGTATAACTGATAGTTTCGGTATTAAGAATAATAGCACCAGAACCAGGATATGCATCGGTGGAATCAACGAAGATTTCAGTATCTGCTGCAGCAACATCTTTTACAACACCTGTTAAGTATATGAGAGAAGAGTTAAATGACTGTCTAGCATCTGATTTTCTCTTTAAATTAACTAATTTAGTAAAGATGATATTAGGTGCAGATGTGTAACCTTTACCTGGATCAGTTACATTAATACTTGTTATTCTACCCTGATCAATATTAGCGACTGCTTTTGCACCAATACCACCACCGCCAGTGACTAGAATGAATGGAGGTTCTTGATAGAACTCACCTTCATCTACCACAGAGATAGAGGTGACTTCACCAAGAGTGTCAATTTCTGCAGCACCTTGAGCACCTTGTCCACCACCACCTTCAAAAATAAGAGTTGGAGGAGTAGCATAATTTCTACCTTTGTTTAACAAAGATAAACCAGTAACAGTTTGTACGACGGGAGATGCTGTAGCACCAGTTCCCTGTCCACCTAAAATTTTTGCTGTTGCAGCACCAAAGAAGTTATCACCTTTCTTGGTCATTCTGACATAAGAAACTGTTCCAGAGTCAGTTAATATAACTTCTCCTTCTGCCTCTGATGGGAATACATCAACTTCTGATGGAACTGTATCACCTTCAAATAAAGGAACTCCATAGAATCTACGACCAATAGCGTAAGGATAAGCAGGATTACCACTACTATCCTCAGTCATAAAGTATGCGTAAGTTCCATTTGGATACTCAGGTGTTACTGCAAATTTACCATTATATTCATCCAAAGTTCCTACAGATGAATCATAGATGTAATCATTTACTAGATCACCCAGTACATAACCATTATTAACTACCCTAATTCCAAATCCAGTTCCAGTATATGAGAAAAGATACAATACATTAGGAGCATTTACAGGAACTGTAAATCTAATTTCTCTTGTTGTAGCACCATTAAAACCAGAGATATATGATTGGTAAGTTGTTTCCGAACCATCGATATAATATTTTACGCCATTACCCTTAACTACAGGACCATCGTATAGATCATCTGTATTACCAACAATCGATGGGTCTGATGTATGCCACCCATCTTCTTGTGAAGAAATCAACAATGTGCGATTTGCATTCGATGCATCATCTTGATTGAAAATATATGTTTTTCCTCTTTCAAGGTTTAAGAAACTAGGTGATGCTCCACCATAAACAAACTTGTCGTTTACAACTGTAATAGCATAAGTTACATTAGATACTGTATTGACTTGAGGTCTACTACCTTGCAATTCAATATTAGTTCTCAAACGATACGAAGAAGTTTCTCTAGCAACCGCACCACTAGCGTTATATCCCCAAGGACCGTAAATAGGATATCCATCAAAGGACATACCCAAAACTTTAGAGTGACCATCTACATGACGAGAACGATCAATAGTATTAGGATTATTTGAATCTGATTGATAATAATCTTCTAAGTAGTAATTATTTGGATGAGGTTCAACTTCGATCTCAGGATCCAGATACATATATCCTTCATGTCCCTCTTTACCAGACATGTCAGGATGATGTTTACAGAAATAATATATAAATCCATTTTCATCCGCATTCATCAAGAAGATTGGTGCAAATTCATTCTCATAGTCAGCAGCAGGTGCTTGACTTACACCTGTGCTATTGTAATAAAGAGTACCTGGCGATGTATTATGAATACCATCTGCAGTGGTGCTGAACTGCATCGCATGACCTTGAGGATGTGCCTCTGATGGTCCGTTAGAACTATCAGACTGATTCCATATAATTAGATAATTTCTCTGAACTTTAATTCCTTCTGGAGCAAAGTAATATTGACCAGGAACAAAAGGACCAAATTCATCTGCATCTGTTCCAAAATCAATATAAAAAATACCATTTGGTAATGCTTCTGGTTCTTCGGTAATAGTAAAACTAAATCCATTAGAACCTAAAACTTTATCTCCTTGTGCAAAAGATGCACCAGTACTAACATTTCTTATGTAAATATTGGTAATAACATTTTGATTATTTCTAACAATTTTTGCAATTTCTCCTCTTGCTATTCCAGATATTTCATCAATAATTCTACCAACTTCGACAGAACCTAAGGTTTCATCGACTTGATTTACAGTAAGATAAAGATTATCAACTTCTACTTTAATATTCCAAGTGAATATATTTTGTGGAGATATCTTACCCCATTCAAATACTCCATTATCAAGAGCAAATTCATCTATAACTTTACTTGACTGATAAAAATATGTGTTATTATCAATTACTGCGTCATAAGCGTTAGTGTTTTTTACATAATCATATTTTACTGTATCAATTTGGAATTCAGCTGGTGGATTTCCATCAGCACCAAATTCGGGAGTATGCAGCAAACCACCGTTTGCCATAATACCGATAGCTTTATCAATTTGAATCTGTCTAGTACCTGGATTAGGAACGTCTTTTCCACCACGATATATGAATGTTTGATCAAAAGATCTATCTGCAATTAAAGAGTTACCACCAGGTTGTCTCTCAACATCAATACCTGTATGCATTGATGGTTTAGGATGATTATCAGATTGTATTCTTAATCTATCAATCTTATCACCTGCGTTACTGGTAGAAAATACACCAGTTGTGGGTGAATTAGGATGACCTTGCCAAATTCTATTAATATCAAAAGAGGTAACTACACTCGGAGTTTCCTGTAAAGGTGTAATCTTAAGTCTTAATGGATCGTAACCTCTTCCTCTGTTTAATACCCTAACGTGAATAATTTTACCAGAGTCTTCATCAATAATTGGATATAATAATGCTTCTACATCAGGAGTTCCACAACCATTAACAGTCAAACGTGGTGGATCTGAAGGAACGTATCCCGATCCTCCGTCTAAAACGTTTACTGCTCGAACACCAAAAATTTCATCGAAAATCGGTTCGATTACAGCACCAGTACCAGGAACAGTTCTTGCCATTTATTAGCTTACGATGTTAATTTGACCTTGCATTGCTGCGTGAATTGTACACTGATAATACAGTGTAGCAGGAGCATCCATAGGAACAGTGAAATACAACACAGAAGTTCCACTACCAGATTGACCTGTAGTGTATGGAGTACCCGATAATCCTTGAGTAGATTGAATTCTAAAAGGATGATTACCACCAGTGTTATTATCAAAAGCGTATGTCATACCTCTCATTAGATAGAGAGTAGGATCATTTGTTGCAGTTGCAAAACCAGGACCAGTGAATGTGTAATCACTAGCACCATTTGCATCTAATTCCCACCAAGTAATAGGACTACGAGTAGGAATCCAGTTAGTCCCATTCCAGAATAATGAGTCACCTTGAACGATACCTGTTACGTTTGTATCTGTTAAAGCAGCAAATGTTGTAGTAAGAGATCCGCTAAAGTTAATAGTTAAAGTATCACCAGTAACCGATGTCGTAATATTTGTGCCACCAGCAATAGTTAATGTATCGGTTTGTGAATTTGCAGTGGTAGATCCTGTATCAGCACCAACTGTTTGGAAAACGTTGATAGAACTTACACCTGCGTTATCATCACCAGGTACCCAATTAGTTCCATTCCATTTTAAAACTTGATTAGATGTTGGAGCAACAGTTGTAATATCTACATTTGCAAGATCACCAATACCAGAGTATTGTGTTAAAAGAGACGCTCTAGTGTCACCAACACCGCCAGCAGTAATATTGATATTTACATATGGTTTATCATCACCATCTACAGTGAAGAAGTAACCAGGATAACCAGCTGCAGAAGGTGCAGCACCAAGAGATGAATATTCATTTTTAAATTTCACCTTAGTGGGCATATTAATTTCGCCCGTAGCACCATCAAATGTGCTAGTTATTGAACCTGCAGAAAAAAGAATATCTCCAGTTCCATTTGCAGAAAGTGAAATATTACCATTAGATGAAGAAACAATAGAGTTTCCATTAACATCTAATGCAGATGTCAAGTTAGAATAATCACTAGCAGCAAACTGCGAACCATTATATCTTAAGACTTGTCCAGTAGCAGGATTGGTAACATTTACAGTTAAAGTGCTACCATTACCTAACGCTGAATAAATCTCATTAAAATTATCATTGATCTTATCGCCACCAACACGAAGAGTATCACCTGTGTTATCATTAGCTGAGGTTCCAAGACCTAAGGATTGTTTAGCCATTACTCGCTACGATTTTTAGTTATTTATGGGGTTTCTGGGTCTACTAACTCTTCACCGTAAAGTGAAAGGTCAGGAGGAGTCCAATCATCAGGGACTGAAGTCTCAACCGCCACGCTAGGATTCTGATATCCAGATCCAGATTGACTAATTTCAACTGCAGCAACACCAACCAACGCACGAATATTACCATCGAAACCAGAAATGGAGTCAATTCTAACGGTTGGACGTGAAGTATAACCAGATCCACCACCTGTTACCTGTACTTTATCAATAAATCCAGATGTCAAGGTTGCTTGTCCTTGAGCACCTTGTCCGAAGACAGATCCAAGATAATCGAATGTAATAAGTGAATTAGAAGATTCAATAACAGCGACTTCTCTATCATCTGTTTCACCTTGAATATCAATAAAATCACCGATCTCAATAGGTGGAACAACTTCAGCAGCGTCAACGTCTGCCTCAGAACCGACATAAGAGAAGGCAACAAATGTAGATCCAAATCTAGGAATCTCAGAGAAGATAATTCTAGAACCAACGATCTCGAAACCAACACCAGGTTCTTGAATAACACCATTTAGAGAAACAATAATGTTGTTCTCAGGTCTAGTAACACTAGACTGAACACCCTCAGTAAGAGTAAGTGAGTAGAACACGTCATTACGCTTAAGGTTGAAGGACTGTCTCAACGAGTCAAACTCGAACGAGATATCATCCAACTGTCTAAGTTTACCAATATAGAATCCTGTAAATGATGCTCCAAGATCAGGTGCTTCAGTAAATTGAATCTGATCAGAGAACGCTGTAAATGCGTTAGTAGCACCAGGAGGTTGTAAGATACCATTAACGAAGATCAACATATGACCTGCAGGATCTGGGAAGTAAGGAGTTCCGTTTGCAGTGGTAAGTTTGAAGTTAGTTTGAACTCCATCAAATCCTCTGAAGGAACGCTTAACTCTTGCCTTAAGTTCCACATTATTTGTGATAGCAGATTTGTAATTATCTCCACCGATAATTCCATCTCTGTTATTCCATGTTCCCTTGATATTACTGAGATATAATCTCTTGTTAACACCAATAGTACGAATATCTTGAATCCTAGCAGATGCTTGACCCGCTACAACAACAGTGGTTGTAATACTTGCGTATCCGTTAGGAATATCACCGATAACAGCACCGTAATCACCAACAATATCACCATTACCAAATGTTCCTTGTGCAACACTTACGTACAAGAAGTTGTTATCTAAATCAACCTCTGTAATAATACAGTATTGTGAAGCATCTGCAACTGCGTTAACAACCTTATAAAGTCTATTTCCTTTGGTAAAGGTATTGTATCCACTGATAATTGAAATACCAAACCTAGTATGACCAGAAGAAGCAATCTGATCACCAACTTTAATATCTAATCCAGAGAATTTAACAACATCGAAGTATCTTCTAGAACTTGTAGGATAGATAACAGAGTTAACTTCAAATGTTCCCACAAGTGATGCAGTATCAACAGTTAATGAACCACCTGTATTATCAGTGATCGCTGCTTGTGTCTTGAGATATCCAGTTGGGAAAGCAGATTCACCACTTGTATATCCTTTGAATGGAATATCATTAACAAATTCACCTTTAACATCAATGACATGAATTCTATCTTCGATAGCACTAATTTGAGCAGTTGTTGAGTTTGCAGAACCAAGAATAGTATCTGTAATTGCCCAAGTTCCACCTGTGACACGAACATCAAGATACTTATAGTTTTCATCTGTATGGAATCCATAAACAACACCAGTGATGCTGTTAACACCTTGTTTTTGAACCGTTTCGTTCATAGTGAAAGGACCATCAGTGATGTCACCATCAATTCTAAATCTCTTGTAAACTTGAACGATTTTACCTTCATTTAAGGTATTAGTTTCAATCTCAGCTAAAGCATCACTTTGAGTTCCATAAGCAAAATCTGCAAAAGAGATTCCACCACCGATACCAACAAGTAGATCTCTAACTCCATAAGTTTTAGAAGGAACTTTAATACCCTTAACTTCTTGTAAAGAAGTATAATAAGTGTCAACAGATAATTGTTGTTCGATAATATTCAACATATATCTAACACTTCTACCAAGAGTAGTTGTGTTGTAGTTAGTTGCTTGAACTGAATCATAGAAGGCATAGAAACCTGCGTTAGGAGATGGTGAAGTTAGTGTACCTGCTAGTGCTTGATTCATGTAAGTTTCAAGCAATCCTAATGCATAAATTTTGATGTTGTATTCAGTATTTGCGTAGAATATTTGACCACTTACTGCGGTGTAAGGATCAAGAGCACCCTTATTGAGTTTAACACCCCAAACAAATGCCCCAGTGCTACCATCACCTGTCCAACTTTGAGCACCTGTAGCACTATTAAGAATAATACTTCCTCTAAGAGTAGAGAAACCAAATCCAAATGTAGTTGTAATGTATGCTCTATACCAACCATCACCATAAGGAACAACACCATAAGCTTCACCTGTAAGACCACCTTGAGGGGTAAACAGAGAACCAATAACTCCGTTTGTTAAGTTAATATCAAAGAAGATATTTTGCTCACCAGCTGTTCCATCATCAAGAATGATGCCAAATCTAACAGACTGAGAACCTGCTGCTTTAAAGAACGCTGAATATGTAAATGTTTGATCATCAACTGCAGTTCCACTAGCACCAGTGTCAAACGATTCTGTACCACTGTCAAATTTAACTGTAGAAGTATCAAAGGTTTCAAAGGAATTTAGAGAGAAATCTCTATATGACTGGTGAACACCACCTTGAAGGTTAGGAGCAAATATTTTTTCTGCTGTAGTGGTAAGATCTGGAGCAGCACCAGCATTATTAGTGATATTGATGCCATTCGCACCACCAAGTTGGAATGACTGCCAATTAGATGCAAATGCCTCAGGATTAGTCCAGAGATTAGTTCCTGATACTTGACCACTAATAGCAGATGTAATCAACTTAGCAGATGCTAAAGTTTTAACATTTGCAGGAGCAGTGTGCCAATCATATGCAGAACTCACACCACTTGTAGAAATAGTAGCAGTGGCGTTAGATGTTTGACCAGTAAGTGTATTAGTTGCAACGAAAGCATTACCACCAAATGCACCAACATAAAGTTTGTTATTCTCAGAATCCCATTCTAATACTTCTGCTTCACCAGAATTGTTACTAACAACTATTTCTCCAACAGTGAAGTTACCTGTTATACTTTCAACAGATAATGTATATGCTGTTGTTTCTTTAGTTACGTCAGTAATAACTAAGTCATGAACAGTATTATCAACCATTTCATCAATGAAACTGTTGTAAGACCAAGAACTAGAACCAAATTGACTATTAACAATATTTTGAATCTCATCCTTATAATAGTTCTTATTATAAAGGATATTCTTGGCAGCACTTCTCATTTCATTCTTGCCTGGTGCAAGAATATTAATAGCGATATCAATTAAATCACGGAAACGATAGATGACCTGATTAATATCTGTAGGAGTTTCAGAATCTCTATAAGGAGTAACAGTAGCATGTAACGCTCTGTACTGATCTCCAACTACAGCCTCATTAAGACCATATAACAAATTGTTAAGTGCTTTTTGTCCTAAGAACCTAATTCTTTCGATAGCGTAAATTGTTGGTAACAATTTGTCATCAATGGTTTGAATATTTCCTGATGTATTAATGAACTCTTCGATAGCACGAATTGTGCTGTTAGTTCCACCAGTTTGTAAATCAGAAATTACGCCAAGAATAATATTCTTTAACTCAGTTCGACGTGTAGCAACATCTGTATATTGGAATGCCTGATAATTAATACCATTAAGAGTATAAGTAAACTCTGTGGTGGTTAAACCAGTTGCCTCTTCAGCAAGATAATTTCTGTTGAAGTATAATCTATCAGCAGCAATATTAAAGTCAGCACTTGTAGGAGCAATCGTATCATTAAGATTACCAATTAAAGTATCAATGGTTGTTTGAACATTTGCACATAATCCACCATCTTGTGTAATACCCCAATCACCAACAATAATATTATCAGTGTTGTCATAAGTTAAATTACCATTGATCGCTTGCTTCATGTAGAATCCAATACGCTCATGTGCATAAGCAGACTGCCAAACTTGGAGACGAATATGAATTAGTTCATCATTAGTACCAAGATACTGTCTTGCTACTTGATTAGTAAAGAAGTTACCACCAAGTTCGACATCCTTAACAATCTCATTAAGAATTAACAGAAGGTCAGTCTGACAACGTAATGTTCCATCTCCACTACCATCAGCATTTCTAGGCATCTCTGATGCAAGATCAGGATATCTCTGAAGTAAATCAAACGATGCTTTGTCGATAATAGGACCAGTGTTTGCACGAATTAGATTCGCAGCATCTCTATATCTGTATCTTGAATCAACATCAATTTGTTTGGTGTAAACAACATCAGTATTTGCATCATGATAATCTACATTGAATGGAACTTGTAAGAATGCATCAACGGTTGCACCAACAAATTCATACAATGGAGAAACTTTAGTAACACTCGCTAAATGATCAACAGGTGATGCTAAAGCAGCATTAGAAATTGTATCAGTAAGAATATCAATTAAATTACCAACAGTGTTGTATACATCTGCACAATCTGAAATTGTATAATCAAGAACTTTGATTGAATTATTCGTTGAAGAAACAAATGTATGTGTATATTGTTGATTTGCAGGTGAAACACCAACATTAACAGTGAATGTATCTGTATCTGCTGCAATAATAGCAAGAACCGCGTTGTAGGCAGGATCTGGATTACCGTCACCAGCGATAGCACGAGGATATGCAGTTTGACGATCATTACTATCTTGACTGCAAGTAAATGTAAGTGATTCAGTTGCTATTGAAATCCTGTTTGCAGTGGTTAAACCATGACCTGCTGAGGTGATAACCATTTCACCTGTTGCAGCGTTGTAGGTAACTGCAGTAGGAGTTTTAAATGTGTAGGAAGGATTAGAAGAATCTGTGATTGTTGTATCAGTCTTCTGTGTTAATCCATGATCACCTTGAATTGTCCAAAGGGTATTTGTGATGATGTACTGAAGCATATCATCAACTGTTTCATAAACAAATAATGTTTCCTTAACTGCAGGTTCAATGTTTGAAATTTGAACTGGATTTTGAGTTCTATCAACATAGTAGGATGCAGCATCCCAAATATGATTGTTAGACCCATTACGAAGATCTTGAACGATTGCATTTAATGTGTCACGAACATCATCTTCACAGTTAATACCTTCATCAATAATGACTGCATTATCTGCAGCAGAGACAAATGTATGTAAGTAATTACCACCTGTAACAACTGCGTTTGCTGCAGCAGATACAAAAGTATGAGCATATTGATCTGCCTGAGCAGAAACACCAACGTTAATAGTTACAGTTCCAGTTTGCTTAATTAAAGCACCAGCAGTTGCAGAAACGAATGTGTGTGCAGATGTGTCACTAGAAGTTCCAATATCAATAGTAAATGTATCAGCATCAACAACGGTTACTTCAACCCACTCACCTCTGATAGGATCAGTCTGTCTTGGATATGTGTGGTTTGTAGCATTACTATCATAAGCACATGTGAATGTTAATGAATTATCAGCAATTTGAATTCTATTGCCAGTAGATAATCCATGGTTACCACTTGTGTTAACTGTTAAAATACCTGTTGTAGGAGCATACGCTGCACTACTAATATCTTGTGTAGATGTACCAACTGCAGTTACATCTAGAGCAGTGTTATATGCAGGATCAGGTTGACCATCGCCTGCAGTTGCACGAGGATAAGTTTTCTGTGCACTGTTACCATCTTGTGTGCAAGTGAATGTAAATGAATCTGCAGTTAATCTAATTTGTGTTCCAACATTAATTGTATGATTAGCAATCGTCATTACGAATGCACCAGTTGCAGGATCGTAAGTTGCATTAGATGGTTGGAAATTAACTAGAGGAGAAGGTCCAACATTAACAGTTAAGTTAGTAGAACTTGAAGATACGATTGGAAGAGCAACATCTTTAGATGCAGGATCAGTCACACGAGGATAAGTCTTATTAGCAGTATTCCCGTCCATCGCACAAGTAAATGTGAGAGAATTATCAATAATTTTAAGTCTGTCTTTCTCAATAGTAATTGCATTATCTAAAGCACTTACAAATGCATGAGTCGTAGTATTTGAAGATACTCCAACATTTACATCAAATGTATTTGCAGATGCATTAGAAACTGTCAACCATTTACCTGCAACAGGGTCAGTGCTACGAGGATATGGATGATTTGTTGCATTACTATCTTCAGCACATGTAAATGTAATACCACCAACTTTAATATTAATTCTTTGACCATTTGTAACACCATGATTAATCTTGGTGATAGTCAATACACCTGTTGCAGGAACATAAGAAGCAGAAGTAGGTTTGAATTGTCCACCATTAGTAAATGTGTTACCAGTTACTGTCATAGACAATAGACCAGTAGCAGCATCATATGTTGCATTGGTAGGAGTGAAACGAGTACCTAGAACAACAAGTTCTGGATATCTCTGTCTCATTCGATATACAGATTCTTTCTTAATAAAGTCAACGTTAGCGTTAATTAAATCAGCAGCATCATAATATCTTTGTGATTTACCAACGAAACCTGCAGGTGTTCCTGTCTGTCTAGACGTTGAAAGAATAGCATCATTATTAAAGTCCTCACCTCTTGTAAATCCTTCAGATCCAGACCAATCTTCTGTAAAGGTTTGTGCATCATCCCCATCAAAGTGAATTAGTAACTTTGTATTAGTATCACCTTGGAATACACCGTTACGAGGTGTAAATGGTGCTGTAGAATATCTGACATTATCAGAAAGTCTAAATTCATCAATATGTCCGATAAATGCATTTGCACCTGCATAGTCCGCACCAATTCTAACTGGTTTAGCAACGTATGTTGAACTATCAGTTCCAGTTCCTACTTCAGTACCGTTAAGATAAATCTTAGTAGTTGTAGATGATCTTTGAACTGCGATGTGATACCACTGATTATTATTAAGTGTTGTAGCACCAGATGTAACAAGATCTGAATTATTAACGTTGTATCTAATTTGACCCGCTTCAAGATATAAACGAGATGCCACTTCATTAGCACCAGATGCTCTCATATCAACAAGTGTATGAGTGCCTGATAATGATGCAGCAGCAGGATTAACGTAAATATCCATTGTGAATGGATTTCCACCCCAAGCAAATTCTGCAGAAGAAGGAATAGTTACATAGTCAATAGTGACGTTAGCAGCACCAACGTTAACTGTGACAGTTGTTCCAGTTACAGCAGTGATACTAAGTGCTTGTCCAGATGCAGGATCTGTAGCACGAGGATATGGGTGAGTTGTTTGATTATTATCAGCAGAGCATGTAAATACGATTCCACTATCAGCGATAGTAATAGTATTACTGGTTGTTAATGAATGAGATCCAATATTAATTACTAAAAGTCCTGTCTCAGGATCATATGTCGTACCTGCAGCAGCAGTAAAGGTTCCAGATGCTCCACCACCAGCAGTAATTGCATTAGTAACACCGCTTACAAATGTATGAGTATGATTTGCAGCACCCAGTAAGAGAGATGCTGATCCAAACTTCTTAGTTGAAGTATCTAACTGTGCACCATTAGTAAATGCGACTGAATGATAATCTTCACCAGTTGATTGAGTTCTACCAATCTTACCAAGATAGATTGTGCTTCTTGCTTGGTTATACCCAATAACTTCTGCCTTAGTATCTGTAGTTCTAATTACTTGACCTGCAGAGAAGAATCCATCACCAACTCTATCTTTAAAAGTTAGTTTTCTAATATATGCTTGCTCACCTGCAATGAAGTCTCCAACATTATTACCATATTCTAGTTTGTAGTTACGGATAAATTCATCTTGTGTTAAAGCACCTGTTGGATTATCATAAGGAATAATAATATTACTAATCTCTTCATTTGAAGGGAAGTTAGAATCAATAGAAGTTGCATTGTCTCCAAAGTCAACAATATTAACTTGAGACTCAGCAATATTATCAAGAACAATATTAGGATATGTCTGAGATGCAATTCTGTTGAAGAGTAATCCAAAGAATGAAGAACCTTCAGAAATATTAACCTGAGGGATGAACTCTAAAGTTGCAGGATCCTGATAAACTGCAGTTGCAGTAATACGAGCAACTACACCAGAATTTGCAGCAATAATAACATCATTATTTTGAATATTAAAGAGACCTGGTGTTGATTGATATGTACCTGCAGTCTTACTTAAAGTTAACTTATTAGTAACTGCAATGTTAGTTCCGTAAACTGGTTGATCCTCTAAATGACCAACAGCAGCAGTTCCATCTTGTCCTCTAGTTACTGTAATTTGTGTATAATTTGAATAGTCAGTTACACTGTTAACTAACATAATTTCAGATCCAACTTGAATCTTATCAGTAGCAGAAATCTTACCAGATTCCACAACAGCATCAGTTGCAGATGCAGCACTAATTAAATCAATAGTAGTTGTAGCAGGACCAATTCCAAACCTAAGATCTGCAAGAGGAGTTTCTTGTCCAGTTTGAAGGTTGATTTGTTCAACGATTGCAGTATCACCTGCAAAGTTAGTAACTGTCTCACCAAAAGTAAATAAACCAATATTTGTTACAGGTGTTATTGTATCAAGGTTTGAAGCAAATCCAGTAACACTTCCAGTAATAAGTTCACCTGCAATGAATGTTCCTTCTGAAATGTAACCAGAAACAACGTCACCAACAACCTTAGTAACAATCAATCTAGCAGTAGAAGCAGTACCAACAATAGTGTTACCAACATAAGGGAAAATACCACTGATGTTAGTAAATGTCATATCGACAGTTGCAATCTGTGTGATATCAACATTCACATACTTAACACTTGCAGGTGGTGCAGGTGGTTCAGCAAACACGACAGAATCACCTTGAATTTCAAACGATGAGCCAGGATTTTGAACAACCCCGTTCAAAACAATCATTAATTGATTAGCGTTCGCAACAACATTTTGTCCGTTAACAGTTAGAGGGAAAGAAATTCTTACACCATCAAATAGATTAGAAATATCATCAAGACGTTGAACAACAGATGTTAAGATATTCTCAGAAGATGTTAATCGTTTTTGACGGAAGAATACTTCGGTATTATTGAATGTAGAATAAACTGGTTCAACTAAAGCAAAGTTTTGAATATTAGGAACAATCGCTTCTCTAGCAAGTTCAACAGACTTAGTTAATTGGAAATCAGTTTCTTTATTTGGAATCTGTCCATATTCATTAAGATTAAGTTCACCAAACACCTTAAAGGAAGCAGGATGAACGTTCTTAAGTAAGATGTCTTTCCATTCACCAATAGAGACTGCAGACTTAACAGCATAAGAGAAGTCCTGATAGTAGTAAGAGTCTTGAATCTTTTGAATAATTTCAGAAGGTTTACCAACATCATCAATAAACTGACCTGTTGTCTTAGTAATAGAACCAATTTCAAGAACACCTTTAGCGATGTTTAGATCACTAATAGTACCTGAAGACTTAGAAATAACACCAGTTATCTTTTGTCCTTGAGAGAAGTTACCTGTATAATCTACAATCTTAATAACTCTAGGACCAACTTGCCAACCATTGTTTGTAGAAACAAAACCTTGTGCAGTTGCAGTTTCAAATGAATCACCTTGATATACAAGTTCACCTTCAAGGAAGGTAGATGTGATGACATTTGCAGTAGCAGCACCACCGAAAGACTCAGTTAATAATGATTGACGACCATTACCTGAGTTAATGAAACTAATAGAATCACCTAATGCAGCGTTTGATGCAGTGATAGCAAGTTTTAATTGATCATCTTCAAGAGAGTTTGCACTACCAGCAATCGCATAATAAGTTGTGGTGCTATTTAAACGACCAATAGCGCCTGCTGCTAATGGGAAATCTTGTCCATCATCAGTCTCAGTAACATTTAAAGTAACTTCAGAACCATTTGTAATACCATGTGGGAATGAGAACTGAAGAAGTCCTAAGTCAACGTTAACAACATAGTTGAAAGAAGATTTAAGATTAACTGATGGTGTGGAAGAATAACCTGCACCTGGATCTTTAACAAGGATTTGATCTAATCTACCATTTCTAATTGTAGATTCAGCAACAGCACCTGTTCCACCACCACCAGAGATAATAACAGCAGGTGCTTGTGAATATCCAGAACCAGGATCAGTTACAGTAATACTATCCAGAATACTGGTAGCAGTTAACTGAGCGTTGATTGGGAATGTAATCTCAGGACGTAATGTGTAGTCATGAGGATAATCATAACCAAAGTTGTTATTCTTAAGATTCTTAATCTTACCAACTTTATCACCTTTAGTGAATACAGATGCACCAGTTCCAGAAGGAGGAATAACAACAATTAATTCTGCACCAGAACCAGTTAAACCTGCACCCAAGATGCCATCAATCGCTTCAATATCAATAGTAGCAGTTGTATAATTTTTACCTGGTGATGTTACCAAGACTTCCTGTATTTGACCAGGAATTGTATTACCCTCATCATCACTTCCATCAGCAACAGTAATCTGAACTAAACCACCTTCTCCATCACCACCGATAGGAACACCATTGTATACACCAACAGCATATTCGGTACCTGGTGCGTTAATTTGAACTCGTTCAATTTGTCTTGTTGATGCAATGTTAGTTACAACTGGCAATCTGGTATAGAAACCACCTGGATTGATAATACGAATAGTATCAATAGAACCAACAGCTTTTTCAGAACTTGTGCTATAAGTTGTCTGAGTTATATCTGCGTTGCCCTCAGGTTCATTGAGAAGTAAGAACTTAAATGTATCAGCACCACGAGTGATAGTTGCACCAGAAGTACTTGTAATAGTGAAAGTTCCAAGATAAGGTGAATCAGTTACATCGAGATAACTACCAGGAACAACAGGAGAATCATCACCTGTTCTAGATGGATCGAAGTAATACGAAATATTTGTAATAATACTCTTATCAATCTTCAATTTAACTGTCGGTGTAGGAGCACCTCCTCCACTTACACCAGGAGTTCCAACACGTTCAATAGAGTTGAATGAATATTCAAGTTTGTATAGATTATCTTTAGAGAATGATAAGTTACCACCAAGCATTGACGAATGACTTAAGTCAAACAAATACTGGTGTCCGTTATACATTTTGATAACAGGAGATTTAACAAATACACTAACATTTGCTGCAGTAGTAGCAGGATCTGTTAAAGCAGCAGTTGGGAGTCTATATGTAAATTCAAGAGGACTGATAACTGTATCTACAGGGAAAGCACCATCATATTCATCATACGAAGTAGCACCAATAGTTTGTGTTGGATTACCATCAACTTGAATCATTTCACCAGCAGACAAATAATGTCTTGTGCCAGTAATTACATAAACTTCATCACTATTAGCAACTGCAGTTACTTGCAATCTCTTAGACAAATTAGCGACAAGAGTGATTTTTAATACACCAGTAAGATTAGTAATTTGTGCAGTTGTATATGCAGCGTTGAAACTAATATCTGAAGAAGTAATTTGAACAACAGAACCAACAATGAATGGAGAAGAACCAGATACTTCATCGATTCTGATTGAATAATCATCGTCACTATGAGGTTTAAATCTAGCCAATTCATCTAAATTATTAGAACCACCCTCAGGATGATTATAATCATTCAAATCAATGTTAAATGTACCAGGAGTTGTATTATTAACTTGTGGGAATGTATATCCAACAATTTCATTGATATCTACAGGAATAGGTCCGACAATATTATAAGAAGATTGCTCATTAAATTGTTCAGTAAGTAACTGACCTGTATTTGTATCATTAGTCCAAGTATTATTGTTTACAGCAAGATAAATTTTCTTATTGACAGTATCTTGTCTTACAATATAACCAGAATTTACAAATTGACCAGAGTCATTATTCAATCTAAGTTTTGCACCAGTTGTAAATCTGAATGTTTGATTCAATGTTAATTCTTGAACATTATCAATCTTTACAGTATTAGTGACTTTGAAGTAATATCTATTTTTAACAACTGCTGTTACTTTAAGTTTTTGCGAACCTGCAGATGGAACTGTAGCAGTTCTAGAACTCCAAACATCTTGCTTGTAAGTTGGAACTTCGGTGTTCTGAGACATCGTAGTTGTAGCATCATCAAAATCAAGAGATTGGAAACCTGCTTCTGCTAATCCAAGACCAGCAGTAGTAGTATCAAGTGAAATCTCTGTAACAGGAGTTACAGCAGTTCTAATAAACCCAACCTGTGTATTTGTTTGTGCAGCCTTTGTTCCTAATCTAGCAGCATCAGAATTCTTATCAACCTTAAGACCCCAACCAACATAATCAATATAATCGTATTGATTCAAATACTGGGTAAAGAATGCGGTGTCAGTCCAACTAAATGCCAACCCAAATCCACCAGAAGTAGGATATCCAGTGACATCAGAGGGAACTGTAGGAGTTACAGCACGGTTTCTCAATCTAAGATTATCAACAGTTCCTTGTAACTGTTCATTCTTACGGAATTGTGCAGTGGTACCACTTCTACCAGGAATATTACCGATATGTAAATCTTTATTACCTAAAGATGTGTTAGCGATAGATCCAGTAAATACTTGATTTCCATTTACATATCCAGTAAACTGATTACCTTCTTTCTTCAATCCAATAAACTGCCATGTATTATCGGCAAACATATTAGTTAATGTCGATGTTAAAGCAGAACTTGCAGAGTTGATTGCAGTTGTACTATTAGTAACGACTAATTGTAATTCACCATTACCTAAGTCATAATACATCCAGAGACCACCAGTAGCGTCTGTAGCATCACCAATATTAACTAAGGTTACTTGAGATTGGCTATGAGTATTATACTCAGAACCATTCTTATAGAGCATAAACTCTAAAGTCCAATCATCTGCAAGTTTAGTTCCTAAAGATGCTGCAGTAAATTTAATTGCAGAATTTTCCCAAACAGATGGAGATGCAGTTTGATATGCAGGCATATATGCTGCGTTTCCAAGGAACTGAATTGCATTACCAGTTCCTATGAATGTTGGTGTATAGTGTCCTGTAGTATCAGTTGTTTCACCAGCAGTGAACGGGAAGATAAACTCGTTTCTATTCCAAGATGTCTGACCAAATACATGCATGTCGCCAGAATTATCACTGGAAATTGCATATGGTGTAATACCTTCAATATTGTTTAAATTGAAATCATTTGATGTATGATTTTTAATCTTACCGTCATAACCGATCTTAACAATTTCAGTTGTTTTGTTACCATTACCTGTAGCAACTTTACCAAAAGCGACATTAAGATCTCCAAAAATATCGATAGTGCACTTAGGTGCCATTGTAATAGTTCCACCAGAAACTACATATCGATAGTTCCAGATTAGAGTACCGTCAACATCAACTTTACCAACCCAGAAACTATCTTGAGTAGTATCATCAGATTTTAGACGAGCAGTTGCACTGATATAGAACTCTTTAAATTCATCAACTGCTAATCCAGTATTAATGAATGAATATGCAGTGTTATTATATTCTTTAATCCAATCAACTGTAATTACATTTGTTCCAATAGTTAATTTACCGAAACCAGTATTAATATCCGCAGCGTTGGCATTATTAGCAATTTCTAAGGAGAAATATACACTTGAACCATCTACAACGAGACCAGTAATTTTTTCAGACTTACTTGTTGATGCAATCTTTCTCTTAAGAGCAAAATTACCGCTAGTATCAATTAAAGCAACATATGCATCATAAGGATTGACAGAGTTAGTATTTGTAAATCCACCAATAACAATTCTAGTATCAGAATATTTTGCAATCGATGTAACTTCATCTGCACGAGTAGAACCAGAAATACCTGCATATGCTTTCTGGAATGTTAATGTTGCATCCAATCCATTTGAAGTTTGAGTATACTTGCAAAGGATTACATCAGGGTTATAAGAATCTAGAAGAGCACTATTAGGTCTATTGTTACCAACGACCCAAATATTGCTACCGTCAATCAATAATTTTTGGAATTCAGTATAATCTGTTCCGTCTGTGCTCTCTAATGTTTTTTGCCACTCTTTAACACCAGTTGCAGACAACTTAGCAATAAATGCAATGTTTGCTGTACCTGCAGCGTTTTTAGTCTTACCACAGACATATACTTCTTTGTTATCATTAACAACTACATCATTAACTTTCACATAATTGTCATTCTCAATAAGAGATACATAATAATCTGCTTTCTTAAAGATTTGAGGATGTGAAAGAATAACACGAGGGTTTTGAGTATATCCAGAACCAGAGTTAATAATGTTAACAGTATCAATAGATCCAACTGAGGATACCACAGCAGATAATTTACCAGATGTTCCATTTCCATCTCTAGGAACAATAGTAATTTCGGGAGGAATATCAGTATTATATCCAGATCCACTTTGATCAATTACAATTTCTTCAATACCTTTATATTGCCTAACAATGAACTGTTTGTTAGTGCTTGCCATCACTGGAGTGTAATCAACGAAAACTGAATCACCAGGAATCAAGTTGTGAGGTGTTGTAGTCTGTAATACACCATAATTATCTCCACCAATATTTTCAAAGGTATAAGAACTTGGTGTCTCACCTTTAATTCTAGATACACGAGCAGAAACACCAGCACCATCAGTATCTGTATTGTCAAATACAAGTCTATCATTAACCTGATAGTTAATGCCTGGGTTTTCAACTGTGAATCCAGTTACAGAAGCATCTTCAAATTTAGTGATAGTATCAACTTCAATATCAACCTTAGAATCAAGTTTAACTGTAGGGAAATAGTCAAACAACTGAAGTGGAGGTTCTTCAAAAATTTGATCGGGATCATCAATCTCTGCTTGATCAATAACACCACTTCTATCTTCGTCTTCAACCTCAAAGAGTAAAATTTCTCCGTCTTCAGTGGTTAATGCATTAGTAGATACGTTAGGTGCTCTTTCTACATCAATATCAACATTTTCATATGGATCACGATAACGAACAACACCAGATGGAATGTTTTGCTGAACTGCAGCAGCATCCAAGTTCCACTTATCAACAACAGAGTTAAAACTAGGTCCTAAAACATATGGGAATAAAGGATTACCATCTTCAGTAGAATCAATAGTTACAAAATAGCAATATCTACCATCAGGATACTCAGGTGTTTTACAGAAACGACCATTGTACTGATCTAAATCACCTAAACTAAAGATATACTCATAATCTTCAACAAATCTACCTGCTGCTTCATCAGTAAGCAGAGGACCAGCAGTTCTTACAGGATATGGATTTGTTGTTGCATCGAAAACAAGATTAGTCTTTAATCTATATGATGTATTGAGTTTCTTAATACTAGATGCTTGATCGGTAGGATCTGTAAATCCATAAGGACCGTAAATTGGATTACCATCAAATGCCCAACCAATAATAGGTGAGTGTGCTAATTGATCTTCTTGTTCTTTGATCTCATCAGCATTATTTTTAAATAAGTTATCTCCAAGAATATATCTCAATCTTTGTGGATTAGAAATATGTGCATATTCTCCACCATACTGTTGATTAAATCCTTCAAATACTCCACCTTTAGCAGAATCTTGAATTGAAGTTGATTGTAAGTTATATGTCCATTGGAATACACTAGCAGTGAATGAAGCGTCCTGTCCAACAGAATTCAAGTTGATAACTGTAGTTCCTTGAATATAACCAATACCTCTATTAACAATTTCAATACCAGTAACTCTACCAGCATTTTCACCGTCAACGTCAATGCTTGCTCTTGCCACAGCACCAAAACCTTCACCTTGAATAGTGATCTCAGGAGCAGTTGTATAACCAGAACCTGCGTTAATAATAGCGATTGAAATAATACGCCCATTCTGTACAATTGCTTGTGCAACAGCACCAGAACCAGAACTTAATACAACAGAAGGAGTGGATGTATAAGATGAACCACCATTTGTAATTGAAACTGATTGAATAGGACCTCTAACAGATGCTGTAGCAGTTGCTCCAGTTCCACCACCACCAACAATAGTAATGGTAGGTTGTGTAGTATATCCTGTTCCACCATCATTAATTAAGATTCTAGATACAACACCTTTAGTAATAATAGCAGTTGCAGCAGCACCAGAACCGCCTCCACCAGCAATAGAAACAAGAGGAGAAGAAGTATATCCAGATCCACCAGCAGTTACAGTAATTTCACTAACAGAACCATTAACAACTACATTTGCAGCAGCACCACTACCACTTCCACCTGAGATAGTGATATTTGGAGGAGATGCAGCATCATATCCAGAACCTGCGTTATTAATTGTAACTCCAGTAACAGCACCAAAGGTTTTGCTTGATGTTGACTTATAAGACCAAACAGAAACACCATTTACCCATGTTCCGATAGGACCAGGTGAAATAGCGTCCTTAGAGGAGATTGTAGAGGGTGCTAGAGGGAATCTATTTAACTTACGTTGGTTGCCTGGTAATAATGCAGAACCAGGAAAAGGACCAATTTCATAGTTAGGAATACCTGTGGATGCAACATAAACGTAATTATCATTAAAGAATGAGTTTTGAACGTTTGTTGTATAAGGACCAATAGCATTTAAAATCTGTGCATTATTAGATTTACCTTTATTAAGGTCAACAGATACAAGAATATTTCCCTGAGGAATTACACTTGCAGGTTGTGGTAATTGATATTGGAATACAGTATCACTATCTCTAGAGGTAACTAAGAAAGATCCGTTATAGATGATTGGGTTTGCACCATAAATTGTAACCGAATCACCAACTAATAGACCATGATTATTTGCACAAGTTACAGTTGCTGATTGATTATTAACACCACCAAACGTAATTGAATTAACAGAAATTAATTTTTTAACGTTATACAACCAAGTTGTTAACTCTGATCCAGTACTACTACCACCTAACTTAGAAACAGTTAATTTATCACCAGGTAAGTAATAAGATCCAGTATCAGTAAGTGTTGTTTGTTGAGCATCAACAATACCAACAATATTCATCACTACTTCTTGAGGTGTTCCTTTATTAAGGAATACTCTGAAATTAGAGGAGACTTGTGTAGCAGAATCCCAATCTTCACTAACACCATTCACAGAGCGAGTACACTCAATAAACTGGTTTAGAGACTTTTCTTTATATTGAACAATCTCAACGGTATCACTAGAACCACCAATTACAAATTCACCGTTTCTTTCTGGCCAACCAATAGTTGAGTCAACTGTGATAATACTATCTTCAACTCCAAGAGGTTCTGCAAGTTTTGTTTTATAAGGAACTGTAAAAGATCCACTAATAGTTTCTTCTGATAGAATCAATTCAAAAATTTCTACATCAGAAGTTTTAATAGAAATATAGTTTTCAACCAGTGCACTTGCTGCTTGAACGTTACTATCAGCAATGTCTGCATCTTGTGTTAACAGAGCATCTCTAATATTGGTAGGATCACCACTTACTAAAGTTGCACGCAAAATAGTATCAATAGACCATGTTGCAGCAGATGGTTTAATGATTTGATCTTTAGGATATGAAATACTTACTTGTTCACCATAAAGAAGTTTGAAAAGGTAACTAATACTAAAGGAAGTTCCTTTTGCACTATAAAAATCTTTAATAGTTTTAATTGATGTACGAACATCAATTTTTTTGTAATCTAATTCTGGAACATCAGGTAAGAATTGCTCTTTATATTTGTCTAAAAGTCTTTTTACAAATAAGGCATCAAGACACTTAACAGGAGTGTCTACAATCGCAGATGCTGCAATAGTGTTATTAGAGAACACAGCATTACCATCTTCAGTAAATTGTGTAATACCACTTGCTGCTCTAGCACAACCAGTAAATTTTGCTTTTTGGTATCCTTTACCTTTTTGATTAACTCTGAAACCTGTTACTTCATTTAAACCAATTTCAGCAGAACATTTGGCTTCTGGAGGAGATTGAACAACAACTGTTGGTGGGTTAGCAGCACTATATCCAGTTCCAAAAGATGATACGTTAATATCAGTGATTTGACCATTGAAAATAGAAGCAGTTGCAGTTGCTCCAGTTCCACCAATGTAAACTCCCTGATCATTAGTTCTATTGTCTACAATATAAACAGAAGGAACATCATCATATCCACTACCACCACTTAATAAATCAATACCAACAACTCTTCCATCAGAGTCAACTTTTGTTTCAAGAACTTGAGCACCAACGGGATCAACGATTGCAATTCTAGGAACGGTTTCATATCCTTGACCTGCATTAGCAATAGTGATTCCAGTAACAACACCATCAGTTAAAACTGCTGTCAATGCTGCTTTAATACCATTAACACCAGTAGGTTCATCAATATAAACTGTAGGAACAGTAGTATATCCAAATCCACCATCAGTAATGGGGATAGTTCCTGATACTTGTCCACTCACAATAGGACATGTGCCTAATTTAGCACCACCAGGTTGTCTAAATGTGATTCTAGGAGTAAAAGTATATCCACTACCAGAAGTAGTAATATCAACTTCAGAAACAGAACCATTAGTAACAGTTGCCTTTAAAACTGCAATACTAGAACCTGCTTTTGTAGGAGATTGGATCTGTACAACTGGTGGGTTAGTGTCGCTGTAACCCTTTCCACCATCAATTAGGGAAACTGTCTTAACACCGTTGATTAACGTGCTTACAGAGGCACCTGACCCTGTATCAGAGTTGATTGAGACTTGAGGTGGATACTCAAATCTATAGTTACCTCCGTTTTGATTTATTTCAACACTACTTAACTGACCATTGTTGTCTACACGAGAATAACCAACAGCATTTGCACCAAAAGAAGGAATCGCTGCCTCAATAGAGTACAGAGATAAGAAACGACCATTTAAAGGTGCAGTTAGGAAAATAAATTGATCTCCATCGATGAAGAAATCAACTTTAGGAACTAAAAGACGATTATCATATACAGCAATGATATATTCATCAACGTTTGCTTCATATCTGACTCCATTTCGAGTCATTGTAAATTGTGTCTTACCTTCTCCAAAAGAATTGGATAAATTGTCAATCGCTAAAACACTATTCTCTACAAAACCACTAAGATAGACAATAGAGGTAGCAGATGCGTCATCAGCAGTTAATTTTGCTCTAGGAGCAGTTGTAAATACAATATTACTACCACTGACAGTATAATCAATATTAGGAACTAAAACCTGAGAATATGTTGTTACAATAAGATGTTGTGCCGATGGTGGAGAGATCGGATTATCTTGTGATGTAAGAGGGAACTGTCTTGTAGTCCCATCAAAACTGTTTAAGGGATTTGCAAGAGTAGTCCACTTAAGTTTTACCTGATCGTAAGAAATACCAGGACTTAATGCAATATTTGGTGCATGAGTTACACCTTCGTAATATACAATTTCATTACCAATTAATATAGATCCGTCATTCTCTAAAAATTGATCAACACTCTCAACAACAATCTCATCCGCAGTCGCAGTAATATCTTCTACAATTTTCGTAGCACCATCAAGGATATCAACATTGAGTTTATCAATGTCAAGATAACCGAGAAAATCGTTGAGAATATTTTGTCCTAAACCAGTCTTTTCTTGAGAACGATAGTAATATTCAATAAATTTATTGAATAATGGATAATCGTTAGCAATAAAATCTGGGGTCTGTTGTGTGACCGATTGAGAGACCTTATTGATGTTCATCTAAACTTAGAAGCAGGATGTATTAGTCAGATTACCAGCGTTATCAATATCAGCAACGGTAAGTGTTGTTGGTGTAGTATTGAATACGGCAGGTGTCAAACTATTTAGTGGGATTGTAGGAGGTGGAATGGATCCAACTGGGACAACTGTCACTTCTGGATTAACAATATTGATAACTGTACCTGGTGTTGATGCAGGAACAGTTGAAACGTTAGCAGGAATAAACAGAACAGGAATACTAAGACCTGTAGGTAATAAATCTGCATTAGTTACAGAACCAGCACCAGTTGTGGCATCTGTAATGGAAACACCAGAGGTAGGATTGTTTACGCCTGCACCGATAACAGCAACAGGACCGAAACAAACTTCACCAGTTGCATAGTTTACAGTGCCTGCAGCATTGTTAGTGTATACCTTCTTATTACCAGTATTATAGAAGGTTCTAAGGTTACCGAAACCATCATCTTCAAATTGTTGATCTACGCCAGGTCTATCAGAGGTTCTAAATGTTCCTGATAAAAGAACTGGTTCTTTTTTACAGTTTCCATCAGTATTACTAGGATTACTATCATATAGTGATCCACCAGTAGCAATACAATAAGTATTGGTTTGGTTTGTTACAGGTCTAATATATCTCAAGAGTGTCAACTGAGTTGATACATCAGTAATGGAATTATCAGAAAGTTGAACTGCCTTCTCAAATGCACCCAATCTAAATGTAGAATTGAAGTTATTAATTTGTGTTTGAGTTGCCCAATCATTAATACCACTTTGAATATTAGTATTAATCTCAGAGGTATTAGTAGATGTCGCAGGATCATATGATGCAAAGACTTTAAGATACAAGTAGATATCTTCTGGGTCAATAATCACAGGATCAATAGATGCCATAGCATATTTTCTTAAATCTGCTGAAATAGATTTCTTAGTAGCATCATTAAGTAATGAACCTGTCTTTGTCTTAATTGCAATGTATACCTTTCCGTAAATTGGAGGATTTAGAGTGTCACCACCATAGGCAACTACTGCATCAGCATTACTGTATACCTTTTTAGTGATTGTCGCATAATCTTGAGCAGTTACTGCTCTGTACTGAGAGGAGTAAAATCTAGGTGCATTATATTTGATTGAATCAACTGTTTCTGCAGCAGCACCTAATTGTGAACGTTCTTTTACTTCAAGAAGAACATCTGCAGATGAATAAGCAACACTGTTAGTGTCTGTCATTCTACCGATGAATGAAAAATTACTAATTTCGTTTGCCTCTGTGCCAGAAGTAACAAGATACTCTAAAACAACTACTTCACCATCTTTAAGTGCTCTACCTGCAGTATCATCACCAAATTTAACCTCAAAACGTTGATCCTCTCCTTCAGAAAGGAAATATGCACGAGTGGTTGCAGTCAAGTCAGTGATTGTATCAGTCAAACTGTACAAATCAGACTGTGAAGAGGTTTCGTTAGGTTTTACACGAACACTCAATGTCCCGATATCAGCGTCTTCAGAAGGAATCTTATATGTTTGTGATGCGAAGGTGTTTACGATATAACTAAACTGAACAATACTACCTTCATTAATCATCACATTATCAAATTCAGCAATACCTGTTGTAGTATTAACTGTAGATGTAATTGGTTCAAGAATATTAAAAATAAAGTTACCACCACTAGCAACAGACCCTTTTGCAAGAGTTACGCTAGTAGGATAAGCACCATTAGTTTGCGTTGTTTGTAAAGTAAGTTTTAAACATGCTTTAGAAGATACAATCGAACGCGGAACATAATTTAAAAGTTTTGCAATATTAACTACGTTGTCTCTAACAGTGGCAGAGGGCAAAAATGCCTCATTCATTGCCATGTTAGCATTAAATGCTGTGTAATAGGTGTTATATGCTAAAGTATCAATTAGATACGACAGCGAAGATCCTTCAAAGTCATAGTCACTAAATTCTGTCCTCGTTCTGAGGTATGACTTGATAGATGCTTTAATATCATTAAAGTCTAATGCTGTTAGGTTATTTGGTTGCATTATTCGGGTCTCTGTAATACGAACTCAATAGTTTCCACTGTGGGCAATCCAGTAATTTGGTAATCGACTTGACAGTCAAAAGAATTTTTACCAAAATTTGACTTAACAAATACGTCTGTTAACCTAACTCTAGGTTCATGCTGTTGAATAGTATTTATTATCTCATCTCTGATCGAGTCAGATGTAAAGACATCAAGTGGTTCAAATAAGAGTTCGGATATTCGAGATCCGAAATTAGGTTGAAAAGGTTTTTCGCCAGGAACAGTTAAAATAATGTTCTTGACTGATTGTTTGATGGCATTATCGTTTTTCACGGCTGCGATATCCTTAGTGTTCGCATTTCGTGTAAAATTCATTGCTATGTCTTTGAAAGTTCTCGATTTCGAGAAACTATCGCCCGTTATTTTCTTTAATGCCATCTGTACAGGGAATGTCCTGTACTATTTATCGACCTTGACCGCGATAACGCTTTTTTGCCCTATTTGAAGATGTAGCACTATATTTTGTGTGCTGTCCACGTCCTTGACGTGTCTTCTTGGGTTTCGATTCAACTCCACCTTTAACTAAAGATGTATTTCGTGTTGCCATAATTAACCTCCAATAAAAACATTAGGTGAACACCCCGTTACTCTTCCCGTACAAGGGAATGCGGGTGTTTGATCTCCAAGTGGGTCTCCGAACCTTCCAGCACGAAGACCATTAATCCAAACTGTCTTGCTAGTAGACATACATTTTCGTAAATGTCCAGCTGCTGCTTCTCTACCACCTGCAGTGCCTATTGTACACCACCAGGCAGGTGTATTACGCACAGTAAGGCATTTGAACCCAACAGACGTTGTGGCGTGCTGTGTGGGCGTAGGATGAGGTGTGAGAACGTCTTGATCGCAAATTGGTAACTGACCATTAACAATAACAGTCCTCAAATAAGGACCATTTGGTAGTTGTGCCATTGGTGGCCAAATAGTAACCGCATCCATAGCAGCTACAGGTTTAGGAACTACCGTAGGACTAAGAGAAGGATGCGGACAATTAGGTAATGTGCCACCGCCAAGACCAGGATGGTGCGATGCACCGACTCCTACTCCGTGACCGCTATCAGTGCCCATGTATAGAGCACATCCAGCTGCTCCTGTTGCTGTTGGTATGAATGCCATTACGTTACTTGAAAGGGATTACCGTATGCTATATTCGCATTTGCTGCTTGTTGTGCAGCAGAACTAAGATCATGAAACATAGTAATAGATCCGCTTGCACTCCATGCTTTACAACCTGGACCTAAAAGACCTGACATAGTGTAACTGGTAGTTGTATTACCACCATTTCCGTCAGGAGCTGTTCCTCCAGTTTGACCCGCAGGTGCGTTACAAGTGAAATGAGCACATCCCGTGTTTACGGGAGTCATTGATAAGGTGACATTTAACTTAGTCTCCTTTGCTTGATCCGCACGGTATTGCGTCATAATGTATTTAGTGTTAGTTGACGCTGCGGGTAATTCGGTAAAAGAACCTTGAACTGTTTCAACAAAACTTTCTTTATAGTTTGCAATCTCAGGTATTTGCGTTTGAGTGATATCATCGATTGATTTGCTGCGTTCTTCAGTAGTTCTTTGTAATTCCTCGATCAAAACCTCCTTTGTTTGGTTGTCAAGTATATCATTATCTTCTAAAAACTTCAAGTCATAACCAGGTTTAACAATTTCACGCAATGCTTGTGTCGCTTTATTGGAATATTTCTTCTGCGGAAGTACTGTAGTGCGTCTTCTATCAGGATCTAACTTAATATCGATGGTTGATTCACGAATTGAAGTGGTATCGGTCTGCAACATCTGTTGATATGCGTCATTTAACGCATCAATGTCCTCATTAGTCATCTGAGGAGCGTTTGTTTCGCCAAATTTAGGTTTATTAGACTCATTTTCAGTGATTGTTTTCTCAATCATCTCTTTTGTGAGTCCCAATTCAATTAATCTTTGGTAAGTAGTTGGATCTGACGCTTCCATGAACCCAAGATTGATCGAATTTTGCTCTGGTTTTGGAAAAGAGGACATTTCTTCCCGATTTCGTTGCTCAAAAGTCGAATCGTAGCCTGAATTAGTAAAAGTTTGCTGTGAATTTTTGTAAATATTGCGAATAAAGATCTGTGGAGGGTTATTTTCGTCGTATCCGCTACCTCCGCGTGTAATATTGATGCCAGTTAGTACGCCTGCACTAAAAGTTCCCTCAACTTCCGCAGATTTTCCCGATTCAATGAGTGGTGGAGTCACAATTATGTTTGGATCTTCCTTTAATTGGTTCCAACCAGCACCTCCATCATCGATTGTAGCACCTGTTACGCGACCATTAGTGACTTCAAGGGTAACTGAGGGTTGTCTAATGGTATTATAGATGTCTGGTGCGGAAGAATCAACGTCTGCAGTGACAAATTGCATCGATTTATCGGAAAATTCATACTTTCCAACCAATATTGCACGGTCGGCAATACCAAAACCTGCTACTGTGGTGATTTGGTGTGCTCTATTAGACGTATATTGAGTATCTTTTGTAAAATTACTACCACTTCCATCAAGATATGCTACATGATAAGGAAAGTTTTGCTCATCCATGTGGAAAACGCGGTTGATGACGTGTCCATTGATGGTATCACCAGTCCTCAACACGTCAAAACCTGATGATCCAGAGGTCTGATTGACTGGAGCAACTACTGTAATCTTTAATGTGACTGTTAAAGTGCTAGTTGTAGTGTCTGGATGAGTATGTGTATAGGTTAAATTGAACGTATCACCAACACTATACCCTGTACCAGCGTTTAATATCTCTGTAACCTCCCATTGAGTGCCTGTAAAGACGACAGATGAACCTGATTCGTCTACAATCGGACGTATTCTTACCTTAATTCTGAGTCCTGTGGTCGCTCCCGACCCATTGAGTTCGTAGATAGTGAAGTCATCAAGCGTCTCGTCGCCACTTTGCCACGGGTTTTGTGTCGTATTATACGGAATGCCATCCTCAGTGTCCTGATTCCATGCATCAGTATAGGTTACACCGTCATAAGAGAAACTTACATCCACTACTCCGTCTGGTAATTGAGTGGATAAAGCGTCATAACTGAATGCAACTTTGTATGATGTGGATCCAAACCCGAACAGCGACGGGTGGGGGCAGTCTGGATCACCTGTATAATCAGTATCACAGGTATAAGAAAGACTTGTGGTTGCGGGTGTGCAAGTAAATGCAGAGCAAGGATAACATGTGGATCCCGACCCTACTGACCCATCAGCAGTTCCTCCCACTGTACTCCTCGATTCATCCTCAATGTAATAACAAGGAGTGCCTGCAATACCACCTTTATTAGAAGTATCGTAGAGATATGCAAAGAATCGATCAGAATAGGCAAAGTCAAACGATAGTTCTGTAGGGTAGTAACTAAACGCTATCTCTGCTTCTGCGTCATTACTGCAAGGGTTAGGAATAGTAACCTTACCACAGTTAGATGCAGAGGTGGTGGTAGAGGTAGTTTCAATACCTTCATACATGACAAAGTTTGCTTCTCTACGAGGAACGTTGTAATTGCCTTGTCTGATAGGTGATTGAGGGTATTCAACGTATGAGAACGTTACTCCTTGACCAGTAGGACTATATTTTGTACAAGATTCATCGCTGAGTGTGTCTCCACTACAGTTATTACTAGATCCTGTTTTACATCCCATGTTCGAGTTTCTTTAGTCTATAGTAAATGTGATCCATGTTATCCTTCAGATTCATGTAATCATCTTTATCATCTGGTTTATAATATGTTTTATCTGGTGTAGGTAACTCTTGAACATACTTCTCAAGGTTATCTAACCGTGTTCCAATAGTCTTAAGACATTCATTAATAGTATTTAATGCTTCTGCTAGTTGTTGTTCTTCCATAATGTTGTAAATTTCAAATAGTATACATACACTGTATGGTTTCTCCGAAGGTTGTAGCTTATATTCAGTCGATCGCTTTTTTCAACACGATACTGTTACCATCATCCCCTAGTTCAAACTGCAGTTCAGTGTCAACGTTCCATCCTAACTCTTCACAAATTTCATAAGGGATAGTAAGGATAAGATCACCGTAGTCATCTTCCTCTAATGTTGTTGTGAATCTATGGGACATAACATCTCTCTATAGGCGGTTTATCTGTGGGTTATTGGAAGGATTATTTCTTTTCCACTCAACCCATAGTGTATATAGATCTTTCACATCTTGTACTGAACCTGCAGATGTAGCATAGTCTGCACATTCATACATTCGAGGATCTAACATACCTTCATACCTAATCAACTGCTCGATTGCCCATACACGAGCATCTTGTCTTTCTAGACGGGTCTGGGGATCCATTTTTTTCTCCGAAAAATTTTTTAAAAGTCAGGTAAAATAATATTCGTATAATATATCTAACGCTTTTGGGAACCTTTGTAGGTTAGGGTAGTGGCCGATTTTAACATTAACGGGGGCTAAAACCCTGTCATTTTAACATTAATTAAACTGTCAATAGCGTGAGAGGTTTACATAAAAAAAGAGGGGATTGATTACCCCTCTATTATAGTCTATTTTGTGTGAGTTGTCAATTAGTCGATTGCTAACTCCATACCGCTAACAAAGTCCTCTTTGACATTCTTGTAACTTACGAACCATTCGTAGTTTTTCTGAAATACTCTCATGCCATAAGAAAATTCATCAAGTAGAGCATTCAAACGTGACTTAGTTGTATTTGATTGCCAACCGCCATCTTTAATGATGATTGAATTGCTTTTAACGGTTGCGATATGATTGCCATGAAGATAAACATCTGCTTCACCTTCCCAACCGTGCTTAACTGTTGTATTAGATGATGAGAAGTTTTTGCCTGTTCTGATTGCTCTGTTCATGTCTCTTTCGATCTTTCTCATGTTTGGGGTCTCCCTTTGTTTGTTACTCTTATTATAACCCCTAGGCAACCCCTTACAACTCCTCTTGTGCCACTTGTTGTACTGGCACACAGTCCCAAAAATATCCAATAGATTTGATATAATCGAATACACTCAAATGCTTATTAATATCTCTCTCCCTCTCTCCTCTATCTTCTCTGAGATTGTTTACATAATGCTCCATATCGTATATAGAACTAAACTGTCCTATAAGTTTATGGTCAGTATCATAGAGCGAATAGGTCATAGTTTTTCTGAAACTCCACAGAGTTATTATACAGGAAATTTAGAGATCTGTCAAATATGTGTGAGTTTCCTCGGAATACTTGACAGTCGATAAGATGCGTGCTAAGAGTCAAACATATAGAACACTTAACTAGATTTATTTAACCATTTAAAAAGATTTTCATTTTTCCTCAATATGCCATCTTTTTCCCTTTCTTATGTCCTCCCAGATAATAACAGTCAACTCCTTAAGAGTCATCCAAACATATTGCAATTCCTGGAGATGTGTGACTTTATCGTCTTTCATTTATCCTTTTTAAATTGGTGCGGAAACTCCTCCGCAAAGTCACTTTTATTTAACAAAATCATATCCTCCCAGTCATCACGATTTACCAAAACTTTCACTTGCCTTAATCCGTTCATAGTCTCTTTATCCTCACTCTCCTTAACACATAGAGTAAGATACAAGTTACAAATAAAGGTGACATAACCCACGTCAGTTTTATGTCTATAGAATTCCCCTTCTATTGGTTTTGTGTTCATAATCCTCCGAGGTTAGTCTTTTTAAGTCTATTTTCAAATATCGCTTCGATATCTTTAAACTGACTTTCAAGTTCTTTCTGAATAATGTGACTATGTTGCAATAGTTCCCTATTATCGCTATTATAGAGAATAGTGTTAATTTCCTTTACTAATTCAATCCCCTTTTCAAGTTTGTTTAGTCTCTGGTCAATTTCCACTAATTCGCTCCATTCGTACAAAACGTGGTGCATTTAATCGTCCCATTCTGGTGTTGGTTGTTTTTTCCTATTATTAATTATCTTTTGTTTATATGCTTCAATCTGTTTTAACTCATTTGAGACTTTTGTAGCAATGGAAGAATTAACCTCCATATAAAACTCTTTATGGTCACTCTCTGAATAGTGAAAGTTTAAGCAAGTGAGCATATACTCAAGTTGTTTTTTTGATAGTTCCATTATACACACAACTCCGAAAAACGCTTTTCTGCATCCTCTACGATTGCCATAATATAACCTAACTCAGAATTTTGCTCCATAGCATATAATTCATCATGAGTCAAATTATTCTTAGTTGCGTAGTCAATCCATGCTTCATCATAGCAAGTTTCGAGCAAAGATTCGTGATGTAATGTTGACATAGTTGAAAAACCTCGTTTTTAATATTATAGGGGAATAGTATGCAATAATGCAAGTAAATGTGACAGTATCTAAACTGTCACTAACTCTTGCTTACTCTCATTTAACATTTGGTAAAATGTGTCTCTCTCTTCGCTATTATCAGAAGTCATGAGATCGATCGCATTCCTTACCATTCTTTTGATTAGGATTCTGTTCTGTGTTGTTAAAGTCTCGTATGTAAAATTGTCGCATACGTCAACAACTTCTTTAACTGCTGTTGCTATTTGATATGCGTCAATCTCGTCATAACTGTAACCCTCGAAATTCTGTTGAACGATAACTGGAACTGCGTCAAATAAATTCATGTTTTTTGTTTGTTGTTATTCTAATTATAGGCGGGCGGCAACCACAATGGAAGAGTACATGTGACAGTTATATTAGTGTCACATATTCTATTGACTTCTCTCCATTATTTCATTATGCTCCCTCTGGACTAATGTCCGATAAATTCCAAATAACTTAGATAAGTCCACTCCCTCTAAATCTGTCCAGTTACTGACATAATCAAGTTGACTCTCATCATATCCACCATCAACAAAACTAGGTGCGGATAGAAATTCAAAGGAACTATCTATAAAGAAGTGCCTACCAAAATGGTCACTTTCAAATGTTTGACTAGGTAAAAATTTCATCTTAGAAAATGGTCTATCCTGATAAGTTTTGAATTCAAAAGTTCTCATTTAAAAATCCTCCTTTTCATAACCATTCTGTGATACCATAAAAGCATCTAATTTTGTGATATCGCTCTCTGTGAGAGTATCAAAGTCAACTCCACCTAGTTTATAAATTCCCCACTCTGAAATTTCCTGGACGTATTCATCCCAGTTTGCACATAAGCAAGTAAGATTGTCTAGGTTATCATCAAACAAAATTCTCTGTTTGATTCTGTTTACTGGTTCTGAATAAACTGCTGTTGAATTCATGTTGTTTGTTTAATTACTTTTATTATAATAAAAAACAGAGGATAATTAAACCCTCTGTGTGACACTTATTAAACTGTCTGATTGTGATAGTCATATTTGAACTTTTCAACTAGAATGTCTCTCACTCTCTCACGATCTAGTGAATCACCATCACCCCAAGTGCAAAGATCGAAATCCTCATTATTACATCTATCAAGATATACTATTGTAGCGTGACGTATATCTTCTTTAGTCAATCTCTGACCATTCTTGTATAGAGGATAAAGAGTTTCATCCCCATCTGAAGTTCCATAGAACATATCAACATAATCTACAAAATCTGAGATTTGTCTTAGTGTGTCAACAATTTGAAGTGAAGTCATGTGTTTGTTTGAATTACTCTTATTATAAAGGGAAAGAAATAGAAATAGGAAAATAATGTGACAGTACTCAAACTGTCACATTATCGGTTGACTAATTTGCGTAAACCCCTTTACAGTCTCTTGAGAGATATGTCTCTTTAGCGTCACATACATTATCAATTAGATTATCGAATGTTTGAACATCCCAATCTTTTTGCTCTGCTACATCCATAGCATTTGCTTCCATTAGCACTTCGCAAAGATACTCATATTGTGAAGCACTTACTTCAATGTTCCAACCTTTTGCGAGTTTCTGATTTGTGATTGTCATGTTAATGTCTGATGTATTGTTATTATTATAATAGGGAATAACGAGAGGAATTTCAACCTCTCGTGTGACAGTTTCTTATCTGGCATATAGGTAACCTCCTGCCCAGTCACAAAAACTAGGATTGTGCATAAGTTCCCTTTCTGTGATAATTCTCATATCAAAGCGAACTCCCTTCGCTGGTGCTTTGTAGGATGCTGCTTTAAAAACT